CACAAGCCTCCATTATAGATGCAAAGCTAATGTGGTTAAGCTGAACGATCAAATGCAACTACGGTGGAGAGCTAACACCTTTGCATGAGGTCGATCGGTCAAAAGGTGCAAATTTGATCGCTGCGTGGGCCTACTGCTGCTCAATTTGCTTGCCCGCACAAGACTACGATCTCTGAAAATCGTTTTCCCGTGCACTCTTGTAATTTGCTGTCCCACAAGTTCATCCGTATGCGCCCAAACCCACCGGTCAAGCCCGCGTTGAACATCTAGCCGGTCGCGTAGTTCGTCTCGCGTTTTGACCGGCCTCAACGAACGATCTCCCACGCTGCAAATGTCGAGCACGCTGGCTTTACCTGCCGGGATGCTCCCATCGTCCAGGCGCGCTCCGATTGTCTGTCGGACGCAGGAACTGGTTCGGGGTGGGGATGGTTTTGCAGACCGATTACCAGGAGACCGGCATGGATTCACCAGATGAGAGCGTGACTTTGATTTCTGCTGGAAAGGTGCAAGGCACGCCGGTTTATTCAGAGCGAGCCGAACGACTTGGCGAAATTTATGATGTGATGCTGGAGAAGCGGACGGGTCGCATCGCCTACGCCATTCTTAACTTTGGCGGCATTTTAGGCATGGGTAAGAAATATGTTCCGTTGCCCTGGAACCTGCTTTCTTATGCTGTTGCCGAGTGCGGTTACATCATCTCGGTGCCGAAAGAAGCGCTGGAGAACGGCCCCACTCTCAATGAGCAGGCGGAGTGGCATGCCGACGTCGGTCGGATGATTGAGACCTATTATGAGATTCATGCGAAAACCCGTTGATCGCAACAAAAACGAGACGGGTTATCGCAAACCGGTTGAGTTCTACCATCGATGCAGAGGCATTCGCAGTCCGCCAACGGCGGCCGCTACGCTATGCACGAGGGATCGCTTCGCCGCCAGATTTGTGGACGGACTTGTGGACCGGCCGAAAAACATTACGAAAAATGATTTGGGATCAAGGGATCATGGCGGAGAGAGTGTCCGCCTGATAAGATTCCAAATCTGTGCACAGACGATGCGTTCCACGTTGCGAAACAACGCGCTAGGCCGCAACCATGTCTCCCTCTGTCGACGACAGACGCTCTGGAACCCACACCGGGGTGGGGGCCCGTGTGGGATCCAAGGGGGAGAACATGGCGCGGGGAATAAATTTGCTTTCGGCGCGCACGGTCGCGGCCACGCAAGAAGAAGGGAAGCATTCCGACGGCGGGGGGCTGTACCTCCATGTGCGAAAACGAAGCCAGGCGATCGAGCGCGTCTGGGTGTTTCGCTACAAGCGGGGGCCACGTGGCGCGACGAAAGAAAGGACGCTCGGATTAGGCCCAGCGCGCGACGTCTCTTTAGCCGAAGCCCGGGAGATTGCCGACCGATGCCGGCGCGCCGTTGCCAGCGGACGGGATCCCCGCCTGGAACTCGTCCGCACGAACGCCGTCCGGACCTTCGGTGAGGTTGCTGACGATCTGGTCGAGGCGATCGTCGACGGCTTCAAGAACCCTAAGCACGTCGCTCAATGGAAGATGACCCTCGGCGATACCTACTGCCGGCAGCTTCGCCGCGTCCCCATAAACAAGATCACCACCGAAGACGTCCTGCAGATCCTGAAGCCGATCTGGGTGACGAAGCCGGAAACCGCCTCACGACTTCGTGGCCGCATCGAGCGTGTACTAGATGCAGCTACAGTCCGGCACCTGCGGTCCGGCGATAACCCAGCGCGTTGGAAGGGGCACCTGAAGCACCTCCTGCCTATGCAGCCCGAGCTTGTCCGCGGGCACCATAAGGCACTCCCGTGGTCCGACATGCCGGCATTCATGCAGCGGCTTCGTGCCTTCGACAGCGTTTCTGCGCGCGCCCTGGAGTGGACCATCCTCACGGTGGCGCGCACCGGTATGACCACCGGCGGCGCCCGCGCGGAGATCGACCGGAGCAAGAAGACCTGGACCGTGCCAGGCCCCCGCATGAAAATGGGCGAAGAACACCGCGTTCCCCTTCCCCAGCGCTGCCTTGATATTCTGGATGAGATGGCCGAACTCGGAAGCGATTGGCTGTTTCCCGGTCAGGATCTACGGGAACACATCTCTGACGCCGCTATGGCTGAATGTCTGAAAGGGCTTTCCGTCGAGGCTACAGTTCACGGGTTCCGATCCTCGTTCCGCGATTGGGCGGGCGATGCTACGTCGTTTCCCCGAGAGTTGGCCGAAGCCGCTCTTGCTCATAAAGTTGGTGATAATACCGAAAATGCCTATCGGCGGTCGGACGCCCTGGAGCGCCGACGCAAGCTGATGGATGCCTGGGAGCGATACTGTTCTGGGTCTACTATGGATGTAGCAGCTATTCATTCGGAGGTTAGTGCTTGAATGCGACGGACCTAACGCCGAGGGCGCGCCACATTTGACTCGTGACGCCGCTTCAGGCTCTTCCCCATGTCTTTCATCGCTTGAAACGTTTGCCCGCTGGCGGACTCGCTAGACGGCGTCACGGCGGTTGCAACGACCACGTAGGCCAGGACCCAGCAGATGAGCATGAACGGGATGCTCAGCCGATGACTCCACGGAACGTCTCCAGCGCCCGCTCCCACGGAACTTTGTGCAACAGCGCCGCTCCCAGAGGCACTAGGCCCGCCCCATACCTGAGAATGATCATCCACGGGATTTCTCCCTTCGTTGGCTCTGCTGCCGTTTCGAGTTTTACCAGCCGAGATCCGTGATCCGCTTGCGTCGCCCGGGTTTCCCTTGCATCCCCGATCAGCCATTTTATGTCCGACCGGATTTCGCCGAGCATGACTAGGGCGTCGTGTCCGTTCGTTATGCCCCGCCCCATTCGCCATGCCTTCCATCAGCGTTTTTTGTGCTTCGTTGATTTCGAAGGAGGAATTTCCTTATTACGGGAATTTCCCGTAATCTGTGCGAGCGCGTCGATGCTGTTCTTGAGAGTGATGATGTCCACGCTCAAGGTCGAGATGCGCGCGTTCAGCCCGGCGATGTCCGAAGCTGTGGCGAGGGCTGCCGCCGGCGTTTCCTTTTTCGGCGCGGGACGATCCAGCCATCCGTAGTGCCACGCACCCAGCGCAGACAGGGCAAGCGCGATCGTGATCGCGGCGGCGATCTGCGCCTTGCGACCCCAGGCGGTGATGCGGTCGAGCGCTCCGGTGAACAGCCCTGCAAGCCAGTCGGCAATCCGATACTGGATATTCGCAGGTGTCGATCCGGTGTTCGGTGTCTCGCTCATGTGTGTGCCCTAGTTGCAGACGACGGGAAGCCAAGTGCAGATGGCTTGCCGCTCTTCGGTGGTTTCGCTTCTCTGCACCCTCACCGGCGAACTTGACCGCTTCGCAGGCTTGGCCGTTTCAACTTTTTCCACTGGGGCTTTGGACCGGAACGGCCGCCAGTCGCCGTCGAAGTACCCGCCGGCCAGAAACGTCACGACAAGGAAGATCACGCCCGGGCCGGTGGCTAAGCAGGCTTCTGCGCCCTTGCCGAGGAACTTGGCGACGGCGATGAAACTGTCGGCCGCGAAGTCCAGAACCTTCACCACGAGAGGGAAGGCTGTGCTGAGCGTCGAGGCCAGCCCAGCAAACATGCCGAAGCGGAGCACGGTCCCAGCGACGCCGATCAGGCCCCAGGCTCCCCCAAAGATCATCAGCAGCGTTGAGATCATTGCGCCCTCTTCGAGATAAGATCACGGATGAACAGGAACAGCACTGAGCCGGTGAGAATGATCAGCGTCGCCTTCGCAGGCCACGGGATGCCCGCGCGCATCGCGAACTGCTGCACCGGCTCGATTTGAGCCTGCGCGCCCTGTAGCGCGGAGAAGGCATCCCCGAACCAGTTCGTCACCACATCGACCGTGTTCGTCAGCCCGGCGACCACGGACGCAGTTATGCCAGCCAGCATCGTCTTCAGAGAATGATCGCCCTTGACCGTGGCCAGGACTGTCTTCTGTGCGGGGATCGGACGCCGGAATTCCAGCACCTGCGATCGTGGAAAACTCGCGACGCTGACCTTGTTCCCCTGATTGGCGCCCAGCGCTTTGACCGTCTTTGCGGTTGCAGAAACCACGAAGGCGACGTGCCCTTCCCAGCTCGACGGACTGTTCCGCCAGAAGATCGCGATGTCTCCCTCTTGCGGTTCGCCCATGACCGGCGTCCCACAGGTCCGATAATCACGGGCCGTGAGCGTTTCGAGGTACGACATGCCGGCGCGCTTCAGCTTCGATCCGACGAATGCCGCGCAGTTCGGAACCTCGTCGTGCTGCACTTCAGGGTGACCCACGTCGGTATACCACTGCATGATGAGAGGGTTGTCCCGGGCGCCCGCTACTTCGGAGACGCCGAGATCGGAGCGCGCCAGTTCCATCCAGTTGCCCGCGCCGTTGGCAGGCTTCGGCGGGAAGGCCATCGTGTGCGCCAGCATCCATTCGTCATCAGAGAGCGGGAACGGCCGGCCGGTTTCATTTTCCGCCATGCCCTTGGCGAACGGGATCGCTTTGGTCGGGTCCTGAAGGAAGTCGCGCGTCAGCACGTCATTCGGCTGAAGATCGATATATTTGTCGATCATCGCCATTTCGGCTTCGGGACTGTTGCCCCCGGTCCATTTGGTGATGGCGGCTTGAACGGTCAGGCCAGCGTAGCTCCGAGCCAGCAGATCGAACTGCGCCGCTGCCCCAGCCACTGCCGTCGGGAACGTCGCAATTTTATTTCCTTGCCCGTCGTTCAATTTGACGGACGCTGTTGAGCCGAACTTCTTCGCGCTCGGCCCCGGCCACATGGCGCCGGGGTTGTTGTGTCGGATTGTGGCAGGCGTCAGCACCATAGCAAGCCCCTGAAGCTGATCGATGCAAATCAGCTAGCAGGGTTCGCAATTAGGCCGGGTGATGCTGCATGCCATGGCAAAATATGACGTTGAATGACAAATTTGGGGTGGTAGAATCGCGGCGGATACAGGGGGTGGGACAATGCTATTCGGTCAACCCGACGCATCAGCGAACCTTAAATCTTGTCCAGATGATATTCACGGATATTGGCAAGACCGCAAAAACCACGACCTCTACCGACTGACGGTTACGTTGGCTCGTGCGCTCTTCCCGACAGCCAACAGCGCGATTGATGTTGGCTGCTATGTCTCAGGGACGATCTGCGAAATGGGCTGGATTCCGCACCGCGTCGCTACCGATATCAATAAAGCCATCGTTCCGAACTGGCGTGGCGTTCAAGGCGTCGAGTTCCACGCTGGCGACGCCTTTTCGCTGAGCTTCCGCGAACCCTTCGATCTTGTGATTTCGAACCAGACTATCGAGCACTTGGACCGGCCGGCGGAGTTCGTACAGAAACTTCTCAAGATCGGTCACGCCCTGATGATCTCGACCACCTACGAGGTCGCGCATGGCGTCATAAAGGGCCACGTGCAGGACCCGATCAGCTTTGAGAAATTCCGCAGTTGGTTTCCGTGCGAACTCGATACATGGATGGTTTGCCACCATCCGACAAACCGCCGTCTTAAGCACATCATGGCGGTCGTTTCACAATCGCATCCGAACCGACGTTAAGCGACCCAACCTGGAGAAGTTGCCGTTCCCGCTGTGGCGCCCGGAAGCGACGCCGAGCCAGTGAAGGCTTGGATGCCTCCACCTGTGTCAGCAAGAAACTTCGCGCCGGTTGCTGCGCCGGACCATACAGCCGACGACGTCCTGACAACGCCGCATTCGCCAGCCCGAACGAACGATGACGAAAATGCTGGCGTCCCGCTCAATGTCCCCGTTCCTGTCTGGCAAAGATTCACGCCGCCCGCATAGGCCCGCGCGTGCGATGTTGCGTTTCCGCTTATCGTGCAATTGCCACGCCGTTCGGTAATGCCGTTGCCATAAGCCGCGACATGTTCGGCCACTGCCGTTCCAAATTCTATAAGATCGTATTGGAGGTACGCGCCGGCACCACTCGCAAACAGTAACGGCTGCGAGGTTGCGCCACCACTAACTTTGAAACCCCGGAACTTGGCTCGCGCCCCAACGGGACACGTCACAACAAAGCCTGCAAAGCTGGTATCGCAATTGCTCGGCGTTGTCGTATCGCCCTCAATGATCAGGTCATCGATATTTACCTGACCGACCGTCACCGGGATCGTTATGGCGCTGGTGTAGGTGCCCGTGCCGACTTTGACTGTGACCTTCTTCCCGTTGAAATCGAGTTTAGCCACCTTGTTTAGTGCGGCGGGGATCGTAAGGAGAGCACCGCCCGCGCTGTCAACAAGTCCAGTGTTGGAATTACTGCCATCGGCGCGGACATAATATGTGCGGTCTGCGACAAGCGTTTCGCGGATGTTAGCGCCGGACACGGCACCGTACTGGTCTACCTTGAACAGGACGGTCGTACTGTTGGTGTCCCGAAATTCAAGAAAATTAGTCCAGCCGTCCTCACCTTCTATCAGAAGAGCTGAGCCCGCCCGTTGGCCAGAGGGCAGCCATCCGTTGTGATTGTTGTAAAGGTAGATACCGGCTCCCTGCTTGCTGTCGCCTGGGGCAATTTGGGAATGCACTCCGAGTTCAAGCGCCCAAGTGTGTTTGGTGCCGTCACCTTGCGATCTAACTGTGTGGAACTCGCCAGCACGGATATGGCTGTTCCCGGAGTTCTTCTGCCGGATGATGCCGCGAACCGCGCCATTGTCCTTGTCAGTCGTGTCGTCATTAATGGAGACGTCATGGATGACCGCACCAGCACTTCCGACGTTACCAGACGTAATTGTGAACTCTTGCTGGTATTGCGACGGATAGGTCAAAAGTTCGGGATCCGTGGAGGTTCCTTGGAGAACAACGCCGGAGATTTTCGGGCTGGCGAGCGTCTTGTTTGTCAGCGTGGTAGTAGCGGCGTCCTTCGTCGCGTCCGAAGTATCGTCAACGTTCGCAAGACCTACATCCGATTTCGTGATGCCTGTCGGCGAGTTGATAGCCGGCGAAGTAAGCGTTTTATTAGTGAGTATCTGCGTGTCCGACGTGCCAACAACGTCCCCGCTCGGCGGCGTCTTTGCGGTCCATGGGGCAAGCGTTGCAGCGGCTGCCACAGCCACGTCCTTCGCTGCCGCTGCGGCAGCAGCGTCCTGAGACGCATCGGCGGCTTTCTGTGTCGCGGTTGCTGCCGCCGCGACGGCGGTCGCTTCCGCGACGGCTGGATTATCGTAGTTTTCAAAACCATCGCCATCAGCATTCCAGCCTAGGACTTTGCCACCCTCCGGAGCCGGGATCTCCAATTCACCATTAGCAAGGTAATCAACGATACCTTGCTTCAGTCCGCGTTTCGCTGCAAATGCCGCTTCCTGTGCCAGCAGCGTCGCGTGATCGTAAGCTCCCTCAACCGTCTTCGGCGGAAAGGCGTCATTCGAGTTGTGCACTGTCTCTTGCGTTTGTGCCGTCACGCGCTCGATGAGCAGTTTTTCGCCCGTCACAAGGCTATAACTTGGATCGACCGTAACCGTGCCCGTGGCCGGCAGTGAACCGCTCTTGCCACCAGTGACCGTGTACTGCGTCCCCATCGACCAGACGGTTTTCACACCATCCCCGTCAATGTGCGTGACCTTGATCTCCGACGTCTCGAAAAATTGAAACGTGACCGGGAAGCTGTCGGTGTCGCTATAGTTGTAAAGGTTATAGGCGTTCGTCGTCGTGACAGTCATGGCCCGTCATCTCTTCGCAGGAATAGCACCCAACGCATCGGCACTACCTTGCTCTAGCTGTCGAAACAGCCAGGACGCATAGAAGAGGTTCTGATATGGAAGCGCGCGACGGAGAGCCCGAATGTCCGTCTCCCGCAGGCGCTCGCCCCTTATCGCCGTGTGAGCCGCGCCCTGCGTCGCCGTCATGATTTCGTTCACAAGGCTGGCGCTCGGCCCGAGCAACGATGCCAGCGTGTCGCGGCTGGCAAAGCGCGATACCGGGCGCCCCGTTAATGCCGCAAGGCCCAGCGCGCCACCGCTTGCGCGTTCCGCAAAATGATTGACGTCGAAGAGCCAGCCGGTCACGCCGGCGCGGTCGACCGCGTTGACAATCCACTGATCCGGCGTCGACGGGAGCGGCTTGCCCTTCAACATGCCGGTGAGCGCCACCGAAACCGCGCCGAGCCCGACGCTGAGCAGAATGCCCGCCATGACCCCGGCGTCACGCTCCTGAAGCCCCGAGAGGATCAAGCGCTGAATGCTGGCGATGCCGAAGGATCGGAACTGACCGACCAACCCGACCAGCGGGCGGGACATCCACAGCGGTTTGTCCTGCCCCGGCGTGACAATGATGCGGTCGACGTCACGGGTGACCGCGCCCCGCAGTGCGTTCAAGGCGTTTGCAATGTTGCGGTTGCTGATGTCCCAGGCATCGGAATTTGCGACGTGCACGCCGTTGACGACTTCGCCATGCTTCGCAAACTGTTCTGCGATCTGACGCGCCCGGAGATCGTCGATGTTCGACGCTGCAAGACGCTCAATCTGCTTTGCCGTGGCCTTCCCCTGCGCGACCGCTTCGCAAGCGCGGAGGATATTTGCCGTGGTGATGATCCCGGCCCATTGTTTCCCGGCGGCATTCCACGGCGCCATCAGCGACACAAGGCCAAAGCTCGATTGCGCGCTTTCGATCATGCGTTCGAATTTGCTATATCGCCCGAAGTCGTCCAGCACATCCGCGAGCGCCATGGCGCGGGTGTCGAGGATCATATCAAGCGCCGTGCCGCCGAGCTTCACTTCCCGGCCGGCGGACGCCAACGCTTCCCGCGTTTCCTTGCTCCCCAGCGCCGACAGAAGCGGAAGAACCCCATCCTTGAAATACGACAGGATGCCATGCTTGATCATCGGCTGAGCAATATCGGGGATCGCCGATAGCGTGACGAAGCCCATGAGCCGAAGGTAATTCAGTGATTTAACGGTGCGCGCCGTGCGGGCGCTGTACGACGTCGGGTCGGTGCCCTTCTGGAACGTGCCGCGCAGACGGTCAGCCATTGCCATAAGGTCGTTGATATCCTTGCGGCCGCGTTCCTGGATCTTCAATTTCTCCGCCGGCGTCTTCGCCGCGTTGGCGGCTTCGGCGATCTCGTCGTTGATCTTCGCGATGGCCCCCTGCATGTCGACATCGCCGAACGTCCGAATGATCGACAGGTCCGGCACCATCGTGCGGGTGTAGAACCGCCCCACCTTCTCGATGTCGCGCTCCAGGTAGTCTTCGATCAGTTCGTCTGGGATGCGCAGCGTTCTCGAGCGCAGCGGACCGCGCACGGCCGGCGGCAGATCGTAGATCATGCGCCCTTCCGGCTGGCCGAGGATGTGGCGAATGGCTTGTTCCGCAGCGCCCCTGACCTCATCGCCGCTCATCTCGGCGAAATCGCGGAGCATCTGCGTATCGTGGAAGCCCTGACTTTCCAGCCGCGTTGCGACTGCCGCCGCGCGAGCTTGCCGTCCCTGCATCCAATCGGTGAGGATGTTCCGGAAGCGGGAGTATTCCCCCATGATCTTTTCGCGGTTGTAGACGCGCGTCAGATAGGACTGGCCGCCGTCGTCGAACACTTCATTGGCGATCTGCGGCGAGAATTCATCGCGCGTCGCCATCGGTGCCGCACTTGGGTGATGTAGGGCTTCTTCCAGCGATACGCGGAGGCTCTGTGCCAGTTCGGGGTCGAACTCGACTTCCGGGACGACACCCTGCGCCGACCGCGCTTCGATAAACTGCTCGACCGCTTCCTGCTCTGTCTTCGCTTTCTTGATGCCCATCTGATCAAGGCGTGAGGCGAAGTCCTTGGCGATCGCCACCTTTTCGTTGAGTTCGGAGTCGACAGAGCGCGTGATGCCTTGACCGGCAAAGTCTTCGCGGATGGCTTCGAGCAGATCGTTGACCGTCGGCCGTTCGCCCGTATTTAGAAACCTTTGCTCCCAGGCGCGCAGCGCGACATCATCGAGCAACTGCCCCTTGCCTGAGATCAGGAACGGACGGGCCTTGTGCTTGCCGATGATCTGAAGAATATCGCCGCCTTCGTCCTTGATGCCACCTTGCGCGACAATCCACGGGATCAGGCGCTGCGTCGGCTTCGCCCCCTTCATGTCTTGGACGAAGCGCCACATGCCTTGAACGGACTCGATCTCTTTGTCCGTGACGTTGCCGGTCATCCGGGCGAAAGAGCGCTGCACGTTCTGCAGAAGATCGGGCTGCACACGCCGCAGGGCATCGACGGTCAAACTGGTCAGCTCAGGATCCATCGAATAGCCCAGCGCCTTTTCGATACCCTGCACCATGCCGCGAATGCTGCGGCGGTGAAGATCGGCGGGCGTGCCCCACGCTGGCTGATCACCCGCGAGCTTCGGATTGTCTTTCGGAGCGAGATAGCGAAGGTCATGCCCAGCGCCGGCGAAAACATTCTCACGCGGCGCGGTGGGTTCCGGTGCCGTGCTCAGGGCTTCCGGCAGATACCGGAGTTTAATCGCCTCTTCCTTGTGAGGATCGAAGACCAGCTTGCGCCAGGCTATGGCTGCTTCCTGAACTTCCGGGATGTCGTGCTTGTCGTGGCGAGCCATCGCCTTGCCGACTTCGATCTTAAAATCCTTGTACGTCAGACGGCTGTCGCCGCTGAAGGTCCGCGCCACACCAGCGCGAACGGCGGCGAACCGGGCCTTCGACTTGCCAAAGCGGTACTGCGCGAACAGTTCGTCCATCGTCCGAACGGCTTCGCCGAGCGGTCCCATGCCGCGCACCTTGATCATCGTCTCGACAGAGCCGCCGACGTTGGCTGTGGTCTGGCCCTTGATGTTGCGGGTCAATGTCAGCGGCGTTTCCGCGAGCTGCACCGCCATATCGCGCACGGTTTTCAATGGCGATGTCGTCGTTCGGATAAGCGGGTCTTGGTACTTGAATGCCTTCTCGACACCCAGCATCCCCTTCAATTCTGCCGTGTCTTTCTTCACCGACGCGGCGCCGGCCGATTGCGCTTCCTTGACCAGCGCATCCCACCCGCCACCGTCCATCGGATCTTTCTCGGCACGCTCCGGAACGCGCATGACGTCTTCGAGCGCACTCGACAGCTTCTGGAACTTCCCGGCTTTCAACGCCCCTGCCGCGCCGCCCAGAAGACCGCCGAGCACAAAGGAGCCGCCGATCGCCAGCAGGCTTTCTTCTGTCGTGTGCTCAAGCTGAGTCGCCTGAAGTCCGGCTTGCTGCACGGCTGCAGCGGCGGCAACCGATGTTCCGGTCATCAGCCCAGCGCGCGCGAATTCAAGGTATTTCGCGCCGGCCCGAGCCAGCAGGCCGCCGGTGCCCGCGATCGGGATCAGCATTGTCGGATCGGCAAGCCCGACCAGAACCGAGGCCCCAAAGCCCTTCCACCCGGCATCGTCGATCACCTGACGATCGGCGGTTTCCCCGTCGAGCCGCCGCATGATGTCGTGCGTCTCGTCAGCGCTGGAGCTTGAGACGAAGTCCTGCCAGTGCTGTTCGTAGGGTGTCCCGGCGATCATCTCGAAGGGATCGTGCTCCGGGTCCGGCGTGTAGGGTTGCTGATGCCGCAACGCCTCAATGGCATTGATGGCCGATCCGATGAGGTTCGATTGCCGCCAGGCAGCGCCCAAAAGGCTCGGTCCCTCCGGTGGCGGCTGGCTTGTCGTGACCTCGACTGGCGCCGAAGCCTGCGGCGTATCGTTGAAGCCGGGCTCAGGGAGATTGTCGTAAGACGTCGATGATGGCGTCGGTGACGGTTCTAACGCCTCGTCGCTGACTCCAGGATTGCGCAGGACGGCGGGTTTGAGTTCGTCTGGTAGGGTCGTAGCGGGCTTGGCTCCGGAAAGCTCTGTGTCGGCGTCTGGAGTCATTACGAGCCCAGGCTTGTGCCCGACCTCCGCGAACCCCTGTTTTTCGTCGTCGAGGATGAACGGCATCAGGGCGTCCCCGGATTGAACATGCCGTTGTCGATCGAGGGCGCGACCACCACCGGCTTATCCTTCGTCGCCTTCGCACGCGCCGTCTCGAATTCCTCTTTTAGAGTTGCACGTGCTTTCTCCGGGTCCGGACGCCAGCGACCGGGAAGACGCTGCACCAAGCCGTTGTCGTCGGTGTACGTCACGACATAGGTTGGCTCTGCCGTCTGGTTCGGCGGCACGTTGGCTATCTCGCGCTGTGTCCGCGCATCGGCCTGAACCGTGACCTTCGACAGCGGCACGTCCTTGCCGGTGGCTTCCTTGACGTCTGCCTCAAGCTGGCCCGCCATATAGTTCGCGTCACCGCCGACGCCGGGATAGAAAGCTTCGGGGGGATATTTGGTGATGGTCTTCGTGCCCGTGGCGTTCGAAACGCCCCACATGCGCTTGAGATCGCCGGCCGCCAGACGTTGCGCCAGGTCTTCGTCGCCCGTCGCGATGTAATTCTCGCGGACCATGCGGCGGTAATCCGCCATCAAAGCCGTCGTCGTCTGAGCATTTTCCGGCAGATCGGCGCGGAAGAACCACCATGACGGATCAAGGGCTTTCTGCAGGTCGGCCGACTTCAGCGATGCAACGAAGCTGCTCTTGTTGTCGACCACCGTCCGGCGCTCGGCTTCGAGCTTCTTCCATTCCGGGCTTGCCATCTCGTCGATCTTGGCAACCGCTTCCGATGGGGTCAGGCCCCGTTCTGACACGAGCGTTGTGTACGTTGCCGCGTCTTTCCGCAGCTTCTCGCCACCATCGGCAGCATCAAAGGCATAGGGCTGCTTTGCCGAGATAGCCGATGCCGTGCGGTACCCGACCGCGCGGCGCTCCGGATCAGGCTGGGCAATCAATCCTTGAATGGATTGCGAAAGGCTCTTCGGGACATAGTTCAGGCGCTGCGAGACATTCACCGCCGACTTCATCGCGGTTTCATCACCTGCGAACAGAGCGTTTGCGACCGGCGCGCGGGCGAACGCCTTGTCGACGATATCCTTGTCGGCATCGTTGTGGGCGTTGAAAGCATCCTCGCCTTTCATCCACCGATCAAGCTGAGCCGCCGCGTCGACCTGTTCCTGCAGTTTCTGCGCGCGTGCGCCGATGCGATCGAGGTTGCCGGTCAACTCCCGCACGAAGTAGGAGCCGGTTGTCACCGGACCCGGCGAAGTCGCAGATGCGCCGGTCTCGTCTTGCGGCCCGAGAGGCGTCGCACCTTCGAACGCCGCAGATTCGCGCGCGCGGCGACCAACCAATCCTTTGTTGACCACGCCGCCGGCGCGGTTGAACTGCTTCATGCGCGACGCAACGCGATCGAAGTTCCCGGCGTTGATGTCGTCTTTCAGACGATCGAGATCATCATCGCCGAGATTAAAGCCGAAGGACACGAGGCTGTTGTGCTGCGCCTGCGTCAGCGGCACCGTGATGTTTCCGCTAATCCAGTCGTCGAGTTTGCCGACTTCGACCTTCAGCCGACGGTCGGCTTCTTCGCGTGAAATCACTTCGCCCGGCCGGCCGCGCGTGCCGTAGCCGACCGAATACTGCTTGTAATCCCACTTCGCGACGGGTGCGAAACTCTCTTCCTTGCGCAGAAATTCCATGCCCGTATCGTCGGTATAGCCGCCCGAGCGCGAACCGATGGACTCTCCCGGCAACGATCCGCCGAAGTGTGTGATCAGGTCTTCTGCCTGCGTCTTGCCGTCGGCGCCCGACTGATCGAACCAGCGATCGAACGCTGCCTTGGCGAGAGCCTGACGAACCTGCGCCTTCTTCGCATCCGGCAAGCGCGTGCCCGCGAGCGCGACATCGATTTGCGCCAATGCGCCATCGACCGATTTGATATCGCCGGTAATCTGCGGCACGACTTGCCCGAACCCAAAGTTCGTCAAGTCCTGCGCCTTGTACGTGTCGATGTGATCCAGTTGCGTCGTCAGCGACCGTTCGCCGTAGCTGCCGCGCAACTTCGCAACGAACAACTGCGCTTTCTGTTGCTGCTTCGAATTGTTCGGGATCGTCTTCAGAACGGTTTCCGCATCCTGATCAAATTCCGTCAGGCGGTTCGCCGTGTGGTCCCGACCATCCCCAGTGACGGCGTTGTCGTAATCCCGCTGGCGCAGATCCTGCGCCGCGTGGAATTTCGTCAGCGCCATGTTCGTTTCGAAGTCGTCGAGGTCTTCGCGATCGTCCGCCATCTTCGTCGCAAACGATGCGAGGCCCGTGCCGAGCTTCTGCACGGCTTGCCCGATCGCGTCGCCATTGGCATCGACCGTCGGCAGTGGCGTCGGGTTCGGCGTTACTGATCGTTCGGAGCGCGCGATAATCGCCATGCGTTATCCATTCGCCAATTGCTGGCGGCTCGAACGCGCACTACCGACCGTCGTCAGGAAACTTGCAGGAGCGCCGATCAATGCCGATGTCATGGCGTTATCACCCTGCGCCCGGTAGCCCGACGCCTGGTTCTTGAACGCCGTGGCCGCGCTGTTCGAATTCCACAGCGTCGACATCGTATCGAGATATTCGTTCTTGCTCGTGTCGCCGTTGATGATCAGCGCCGCAGAGCCCGCATCCGGGTTCACACCCGCGGCTGCGGCTTGTGCGCGTTGTGTGGCGCGCAGGCGGCCAAACTTCGCGGCAGTCGCTTCGGCTTCGGCCGCTCCCTTCGCGTTTTCGGCTTTGGCGTTTTCTTCTGCGACTTTGGCCTGATAATCGGCCTGCTTCTGCTGCGCATACCCACTGTATATCGCCCCTCCTGCCGTCAGCGCTGCGCCGGCCAGCACCGCAGTCGGAGACGACGCCGCGCTGACCGCCGCCGTCGCGAGCGTGCCGAGGGTGACTGGATCAAGACACATCGTCGTCTTCCCTCATCCTGACGTTGATATTGGTGCGGCGATGCCGAGCACGGTGAAGGGATAGGGCTCATCGTGCTCGAAACGGATGTATGCGCGGCGATTGTAGCCGCCGGGCATGGGATGCCGGATAAAATCCGTCTTCAGCGCTGGAGACGATCCAAAGACGCTGTTGCTGTCGCGATAAAGCAAATCGAACATGCGGTTCGTGTTCGGTCCCGCACGGCCGCCGAGCGATCGATACAGGGAAGCCCACACTTCCGAGACTTTTTTCGCTCGGCTCTTTGCCGTGCCTGCCGCCGCGGCCGCGTCGAGATCGACGGTTTGAACGACAGTGGTGTAGCGATAGCCGACATGAACCGGGCCGCCACCGCTGGCGCTGGTCAGAGTGATCTTGCCATTTGCAACAGTGAACGGTCCCTGCTTGGCGCCGTTCACGAGCGCATAGACGCTTTCGCCCTCAAGGTGCCAAAGGCCAGTGATGTCCGACGTCGATGTGCCGTCGTAGGTCAGCGAGGCGTCGAGATAAACGCCGTCTTCCTTGTCCATGCCATCGCGAAGACCCGACGTCAGGACCTCGATGTGACGGACCGTCGAGCCGCCGATCGTCCGAGCCACGCCCAGCCACAATTCATCGCCGTCGGAACCTGGAATGACCGTGACGCGCTCGACCACGGTATCGACACCCCCGAACTCTGAAAGCGCCCACCCAGCAACGCTCTGTTCTTTCTCATAGGTCAGCGTCGCGACCTTGCCGTCAGAGCGGGCGCACCACGCGACCGCATCAGGCGCGGCCTGGTACGCCATCTCGACAATGCCGGTTTCGGTGATGTGCTCCGAGATGATGGTGAGATCGGGCGCAACAAACGAGTCGACGTCGAAGCTATATTGCAGTTCGCGGATCTTCTTTGCCGGGTTGCCTGCGTCGCCGGCGCGTTGCCCGAACAGAATGGCATTCGAAACCCGCAGCGGCACGATCGGCGACGAGCCGAAGGGCGTCTGGCGAACGATGCGCACGTTCGAAGGCGTCAGGGCTTCGTTCTGCGATGAGGCCGCGGCGGCGTATTCGGCGCTCGACGTGCCGAACATCAGCACCTTGCCGGAATTGATCCAGAGGATCTTGTCGACCTTATCGGACGCAATCTCGTAGGTGATGGCGCGATCGTCATCGGCGCCGTCCTGGAAGTCTTCGAAATTGCCGATACGGCTGGCCCAGATCGTCTGTGGTGCCGTCGTCGATGCTGCCGCCCACAAGCGACTTTCGTGGAACGTAATGACCGACGGATGGCCGTTCTTTTCCGACCAGGCACCCCATTCCCAGAAGTCCGTCCCGAAATCGATGACCGACTTCGGCACGCGGTTGTTACCAACCACCGTCGCCGTGGCCGACGTGTCCGAGGCGACCGCGGTAATCTTCAGAACCACCGACGAGTCATGAAGATAGACGCTGTCGTGGTACTCTGTGCCGGATGTATCATAGATCCGGACAGTGCCCTTCTCGTGCGTTGGTGGCGTCCAATCCTGTTCCCACGTACTCCCCCCTTCGCCATCGGTATGCAAATTCGCGATACCATATATACGTCCGTTGAACGTGTACATGTCGTCATTGGCGATTGCGACACCGGTTACTGGCGCCGATACGCCTGTTGCTTTGCCCGGTTCCCAAAGCCGGATAAGCGTCCCGATGTGATCGCTTGCAAAAAGCGAAGCCGACGCAGTGAGTGTCACCGACCCCGTCTTGCAGCCGAAGTCATCCGTCGTGCCACCCGATACGGTGATTTTCGTCGATGTCGTGTTGATCTTGCCGAAGGGTCCGTTCGAAATGTCCGCGTCCGCCAGCGACCATACGGTATGTGATGACCGTGTCAGCTTCGCGAGCGGATAATCCGCGTGAGCGATAAACAGTGTATCGGCCGATTGAGCAAAGCGCAGGCCGTCAATGTCCGTGCTGTCGTAGCTGTGCGCGAGTTCGATGGGCTTCGCCACCTGCCCGCCGGAGACGTACGTTCCGAAGTTCGACGAGTCGATGCCCGACAATTGAAACGTGTCGGTGGTGACGCCAGCCACCGTGTAAACCCGGTTATTGAGTTCGACCATTCCGACGACGCTGGAAATAACGACGAGATCGCCGTTGCTGAACCCGTGCGCAGCCGACGTGATGACACACGGGCTGGCCTTCGTGGCCCCCGTGATAGTCTTTGCAGCGGCGGTGATGATGCCCTGGTCCTTGTAGAACCGCAGCACCGACGCCCCGAATTCGATGACGTAGGTTTGCTCGGTGTTGAAGCTGAACGGCACCAGCCGCGACGAAAAGCTGTTCGACCGCATCGGGAAGATGTGCCGCGTTCCCGGCCGTTTGCGCGCTCCGCCATGCGGCATCACAAGCGCATTGCGCAGTTCGGTGGCCCCGTTGCGATACTTCTCCGTGTCGGTTCTGACATCGAGCAAAGGCGAGAGTTCGCCGGCGGTGAAGTTCGTGATTAGCGCGGTTGCTTTCGGCATGGCTCAGAACCTCGAATAGAGCCAGGCGGTGTTATCGATCGGATCGCGGGGAGCCCCTTCCTGTGCATCGATCGTCATCGCGCCGGATGCCAGCCGGTTGCGCTGCTCGATCAGATCCGCCTTCAGCGAACCGTTGTCGGCAAGCGGCATGCACATGAGGATGGCGAGATCGAACGACAGTAGCTGCACGAACAACGGGTCATATTCGCCGACGGCCGTGACGCGGGCGATGTATTCGATGCCGAAGCCCGTCGTGTCGGTGAAGATGTACCGTCCCTCGACGCGGTAATCGTGAACGCAGCCCTGCGCCTCGATCGATGTGCGGATCACCTTGAGGCAGTAAGGGTCTGTCGGGAGCTGGTAGGCGTATTGATATTCGAAGGGGATCGTCACGTCGCCAGCCGCCGCGAGATTTGGCGAGCGCTTCACGGCAAAGTTCCACGGATGCGAGCGCAGCAGCGCATCCCGTGTGCTGTCATAAAATATCTGTGTCAGTTCGCCCTGTCGGCTGTTCTCGCCAACGGCTGTGATCGGGTCTTGCCCGAGATGTCCCAGCAGCGCGAGATTGCAGATGGCAACGTGCGACGTGATCGTCACGGCGTCCCCCTAGCGGTGAGAAGGGAGCGGCGGCCCGTAAAGAGCCGCCGCCGTTGCTTAGTCGAGGGTGTAGTAGAGGCAGACCGTGAGCGTGCCGCCGACGTTCGCAGCGGCGTCTTTCAACGTCGCGCGAACGAGAAGCGGCTGCTTCGGGTCGGCTGCCTGGCCGCTGACGAACTGCCAAAGCGCCTTGCCGGCATTGGCAATGTCCGCAATGAAGGCTTTCGAACCTGCCGACGTGACATCGGCATCGGCGAAAAAGCCGTCGTCGTCGGGCGTGATGCCCGTGCCGGCGTATCCGGTCGGGTTGAACAAACCCAAGTCGAGCGTGGGCGATCCGGTGCTGGCGAGATCGTCCCAATAAATCTTGGAGTCCGGCGTCAAACGTGCGTTCGACGGCAGAACGGCGAGATCATAGGTGCTGGTTGCCGCAGCGGCGGCAGTGACTTCAACGGTTTCGATCCAGCAATGAAGGTTTCCGCCGCCGAGCCCGGGCGCCGCCATCTGCTTCGGCGACGCTGCGTTCGGCGTCATGACGAGAGAACCAAGGAGTGCTTCGGCCATTGTCGTATTCCTTGAAAGGTTGAATTCGTGAAGGAGGGATTGTGGAGAATTTCCACAATCCCGGTCAGCCTAGGGATCAGCCGCCAGGTCCGGCGTCCGCCTTGCACTCGATGTAGCCGATCATCGGCTCCTGCATGCGCGTCGCGCCCATGTCGATGTCGGAGTAAACCTGCAACGGCTGGCCGACTTTCGTTTTCACGTAAGTCATGTCCACCCGCAGATCCTGCCCGAGAGCCAGCTTGCAGCCGCGCTTGTGCCAGAACGGGATCTTGTCGTACGTGCCGTCGTTCTGGATGCGTTGCGTGTCGACGAACTTGAAGCCGACGAACGTGTCCATGTCGCCCTGCACGAGCGACTTGACCATGTTGTAATCGGCGCTCGTCGCCTTCGTGGTGCCGAGCAGGCTTTCCATCGCGGCGGCATTGACGCCGACGAAACGCTCTTCTTTCGGCACTTCGTACTTGTCGAAGATCGCCTTCGCCCGGCGCAGCTTGGCGACGTTGAGCCCGTAAGCCGCGTCCGACACGCCCGCTTCGCGGACGTTGTTCGCGACCTTCATGTTCGTGCTGTCGAAGCTGACCTGGGTCCCGCCAGTCGTGCCGGTATAGGCGGTGCCGAGCATCGCAGTCAGGATGATGTCGTCCAGATCGGCGCCGAGAGCATCGGCCTGCGCCGCTGCATATTCGCTCGACGGATCGGTCAGCATCCGGATCTTGTCGTCGCCGTCGATCAGGTCCGAAGCATAGCGAAGCGCGGTCGTGACCATGCGCCGTGCGTGCTCGGTGTTGCTGTACTTGATATCCTCGTGACGGGAGTTCTTGCCGTTCGAGGCAACCTTGCCGATCTGATCGAAGAAGGCCTGCTTGCCTTTGATCATCTCGACAGTAACGAAGGCGCGCAGCTTCGAACCGCGCTGACGCAGCAGCGTGTCGAGGTTCGCGCTGTACATGTCGACAAAGTTCTTTGTGATTTCGACGGACATGGGCCCGGCTCCTGATAAGCTCGCTTGGCGAGCATGGTCGACTTGCGTCGAACATCAGACCGGGGGCTCGGTCGTGTTCTTAGCTTGTGAGGCTGTGAACACCACCGGGCTCGATTATCGAGTTGTCCAGGGTTGGCACCTACGGAGAGGATCGTGGGCTCTTTCGAGTTGTCCCGTATCGCGTCGATCCGTCGTGACGCGATGAGAGATGCGCTGATTTGTTTTTTCTGTCTAGAGACTTTTTGACTGCTACCATTCTCCAACGTCTGAGACGGACAACGTGTGGCCTCGCGGGCCTCGCTGGTAGCGTGAATGGTAGCGGTAGCACGGACGCTACCATTCACAGAGGAAGCCCTTATGCGAAAGAAGCAATCCATGACCGTGGTAGCGCTAGCTGCCACGAAGGGAGGCGTCGGCAAGACGACGCTAGCATCAGCCCTCGCCGTACGCGCTGCGCAGGATGGCGGCAAGGTAGCGCTACTGGATGCCGACCCGCAGGAGTCGCTGTGGCGGTGGTGGGAATTGCGCGGCCAGCCCGAGAGCCCGAAGATCCTCGAAATCGACGCCAACGCCGAAGCGCTCGCTCTGCTGATCGCGGAAGGCTGGCGCTATGTGTTCATCGACACGCCGCCGGCGCTGTTCGACCGGATCGAGAGCGCCATCTACGTTGCCGATCTCGTCCTGATCCCGACGCGGGCCTCCGCGATCGACATTGAAGCCGTCGACGACGTCGTCGATCTCTGCAAGGACAATGGCAAGAAGTTCGCTTTCGTACTGAACGCCGTCCTGCCCGGCTGGGGATCGCTGACGGACTCCGCCGCCAATTACCTCAAGAATCACGGCACTGTGCTGACAGAGCGCATTGGGCTCCGCAAAAGCTACGTCTCGGCTATGACGGTCGGCAAGACCGGCGCCGAGATCGACCGCAACGGCGTCGCCAAGGCCGAGATCGACCGCCTCTGGAAGTCTGTGCAGAAGCTCACCCAGAAGGCGCCGACGAAGTCGAGGGCGCGATAATGGATCAGGACGAAGAGGATCTGACGAAGCTATGGGGCAAGAACACAGTAGCGAAGGAACGGCGCGGTGGTCGGCGCGCGCGAGAATTGCAAGTGCTTTCGGCTGGCGGCCGGCGCGCAATGCGCGGCGGGGAAAAGAAGGACGCCCAGCTCAACCTGAAAATCCGGCCGAGCCTGAAAGCGGCGATCGTGGCCGCGGCGATTGCCGAACGTCTGTCGCTGGCGGAATATCTGGAGAAGCTGCACAACGAGCACGTGGCGGCTCAATCCCAGTAAGCGAAGCCAAGGATGCGCTGATGGCGGTGTGTGAGGCCATGAAAGCGGCGTCGATCGCGCAGCGGCCGCCCGGCAAAGTGGCGAAGTTCCTTGTGGAGCGATTGACGCCGGCTCCGGGTCATCGGCTTTCGCTCTATGACATGCAGGATGGCTACCGCGCCTGGTGCCAGCAGAACTATGTTCCGGCTTTACCGCCTGCCGCGTTCATTGCGGAACTCAGCCGCCTTGTGCGGCAGACGGAGATCGAGACGCTGCACGAAGGCGATTACGTCTACTGCCTAGACGTGAGGATATGATGGTAGCATCGACGCTACCATCAACCGTTAAGCAGCAGCTACCGGCCGCGAGTTATAGAGCGTCTGAAGTTCTGCCACCAACCGCTTGTGGTCCGGATGATCGGCGTTGAAGAGCGCCTTCTCGTTGGTCTTCCGGAACTCCGCGATCTTCGCTTCGATCTCGGCGGGCGCCATTGCCTGCGACGTCCGCGGATCTTTGAGCTTGCTATCGCCCATCATCTCTTTGCCGATCTTCGTGAACAGCTTGATGATGCGCGGGTCGTTGCCGAGCCCTGATGTATCGAGATATTGCGATAGTTCCGGGTCGCCGAACTCCTTCACTACGCTCCGCGCGATCTCTGCGTTACCGTTGAACGCATCGCCCCATTCCTTCTTGAGCGAGTCTTCGGCGCTTGCGCGACCGTCCGTGACGATCTTCTGCCACGCCGCGACCTCTTCCATGCGCGTCTTAAAGTAGAGATCGTAGGCGTTCGCGAACTGCTTCTGGTTCCAGCCGTTCTGATGCGCGAAGTTGCGCAGCAGCTTTTCCCCGGCTTCGTCGTATGTCACGCCTTCCGGCATCTTCTCCGGGCGTTTGACCTCGTAGGCCTCAGCATTGGCCGGGCGTCCGAGCGCATCCCACACCTTGCCGAATTCCTCATCCGACTTCGGCACGACGAGCTTGTCACGCCCGATCGTCTGCTGCAGGTTGACGTAGCTCTGCAAAGCGACGTTCGGGTCGACCGTGAACTTGTCGTCCATGAACTTCTTGATCGACGGATCTTCGCGAAGGTTTTCCGGTACGTTCCATCTCGAACCGTCCGCAGGAGCGGCAGGCGCTGGCGCCGGTGCTGCCGGTGCAGCAGGTTCCACGCTTGCCGCAGGAGCGGCGGGCACTGCCGGTGCGGCCGGCTCCGTAAGTAGCGTCGACATAAATCCCCCTATGCCATCATCATGTTGTCAATTGCACCTGCGGTATCCCAAGCATCCGTGTCGAAATGCTCAGGCCGCAAGCCCAGCATCTTCGCAATGCGCAGCGCAACGTTGCGCTCGCCCTGCCGCTTGCCGATCTCGTAAAGATCCTTGCCGTCAATCTCGTGGTAGACGTTGCAATAGGTGAAGATATCGGCCTTCACCTTCTCGCCGAAAACCGAATTGAAGACGACGCGATAGGCTTCCGACAAATCCCGCCCGATGTCAGCGCGCGTGCGGCGGCGCTTCGTCGTGCGCGGAATGATCGGCACCGACGTCGCAACGATATCAGGCGCTTTCGCCGGCTTCTTCGCGAGAACCGGCGCTGCCTTCTTCTTCATTCGACGCTTGCCCTTACGACGCGGTTTCTTCATTGCGGACGACTTGCCCCCTGTGCTGCACCGGACAGCGCCGGCGCGATGCGTTTCACCAGTTCACCCATGTCGAGGCCGCCGCCTGCGTTCGCGTCTGCAAGCTGTTTGACGGCGCCGGCGCCCTTTGCCGTGGCGTCCGCGATCGGCGCCGCCGCTGCAATGCGCTGCTGCTGCGCTTCGGCGGCAGCGAGAACCTGCATCTCATCGTCGGTGTTGAGCAGTTCCGGGTCGTTGTTGAGGACATCCCAGAGGTAATCGACGAGGCGCTCCATGTTCACCCGACGCTTGATCGCTTCGATCGCCAGCGGCCCGAGCTGCCCGAGATACTGGAACGCCTGGTTCAAGCCTGCGAGTTGTTCTTGTTTCTGCGCATTGGCGAGCGGCGACACGAATTCGACGGTCACCTGCTGGTCGTTGATCTCTTCCGGCGCCGGCGGGATCTTGCCGCGACGGCTGAGAATGCCATAAACGCGGTTGATCATCGGCCCCAGCATCTCGCTATCGAGGCGTCCGATGTTCGGGCCCTGGAGCCGCATGCGCTCCGTGCGGCGCATCTGAGCTTCGCCGAGCGTCATTTCGCGCTCGTCAACAATCTGCAGCGTGTCGTTGTTGAAGATCGTCCTGATGCGGTTGCGGAGATTGTCCATCTCCGAAAGCGTGATGGGCAGCTTGTCCGTTGTTGGCTCAAGCATAATCCCTTCATTGGGATTGCCGCGCCAATAGTTGATCGCGCCCGGAACCGTGCGCTGCTGTCCGAGAATGCCGTCATCGCGCAGGTAGCGCGGCGGGTTCGCCATCTTCTGCATGATCTTGATGGTTTCGCACATCATCGATTGCAGCATCTTGACGTCTGGGAGTGCCGACATGCCCGGCGAACGGCCGTAGATTTCGCCAGCGGCTTTGCGCCATCGTGCTACGACGAAGGGAAACTCCGGGAAACCGCCCTCTTCCAGCAGCGTGCACGTCTCGACTTCGAAGTAGCACGAGGTGAACGGCATGTTCTTGCGGCCACGGCCCTTCGCGTTCGGGCGCGGCTCAACAGCGTGGCAAACCTCAATGCACTCGTCGAGCTTGCCCTTCTTGTAGTAATCCTTGACCTTGGCGGAGGCGTTCTTCGCCCACTCCGGATCGTCCATGATCTGCCGCACCGTGTACGGGTAGCAGGCGTACAGCGTGTCGATCACGCCGTCGGCGTCTTCAGCGATGTAGCAGCGGGAAAGCGCCTTGGACTGAAAGAGCAGACCGCCCTTTGCAGTCTCACCGATGAAGATCACGGCGGTGCCGAACGCGCCCATCTCCATGTAAAACTCATCGAGGCATGGCGTGATGCCGGTGCCCGGCGCGTACATTTCGGCATAAAGCGACTTCTCGACCTTCGACACCCACTGTTTCACAGCGTCGATGTCGTTCAGATCATCATCAACCATGCGCAGGCTGAACCACTTCGAAGCTGGGTTCGTCGCAAGCCCGTGCATCGACGCGGCCAGCAGTTCGTTCGCGGTGATGCCGGTGCTGTCGAACACCCGCGTCATGCGCTTTTCGCCGACTGGTCGCTGCCCGACGAAGCCCATGCCGTTCGGATAGATGACCTCGGCGATCTCTTCGAGATGGCTGTTCAGCGTGCCGCGGTCGGCCTTCAGCTTTGAAAGCCGCCGCTTATACTTGTCGACTGCCGTATCAACCGGCGCTTTCGACGTTTCCGCTGCTTCTGCCATCTCGAATGCTCCGATTGAAGCGGCTTAGCCGAGCGTCGATTTGTACGTCGGTGCGGCCGTCGTCACGCCCAGCGGGCTGGTCGCGATCGTGTCCGCTGACTGTGCGCCTGCAGCCGCCTGCTGACGACGACGAGTGCCGTCAATGTTGGCGTCACGCTGTGTCGGCATTGCTGTTGCCTGCGGCTTGATGTTCGGCATAGAGGGCGAGAAACACATGGCCGGTCCTTTCACATGTTAAAGGCGATAGTCCATAACGCCAGAACGACAGAGAACATTGCGATACCAGCGAACGTCCACTTCAGAAAAGACGCTCGGTATTCATAGAGCGGATCACCGCCGCGACTTACCTCAGCGACGAAATTCACCACCCACGATGCCAGAGCCGCGATCAGGGCCAGTGCCATCAATCGCCCATCGTTGGAGTGGATGCCCCACCCGAAGATCATCGCGACGATGAGGATTCCGTTGTTTGCCGTTATCATGCTGCTTTCTCCCTCAAGAGTTTCGAGCCTTCTTGGGCGAACCAGACAAATCGCTGGTAAGCCTTCTGATCCTTGCCATAGCCCAGCATCGGCGGACCTTCCGGACGGGCGCCGAGCGTCCGCAAAAAGCGGTGTGCTTCGTGATGGTCTTCGTGGCTGTCGCATTGCAGCCGGCGACCGCCGAACTTCTCGATGACTTCTGGGAGCGTGTCGCGGAGCCAGCGCAGGCAATCCTTCGCGCACTGCTTGAAATCGTCGGTGCCCATAAGCGCGACTTGCCACACGCCAGGACGATATTCCGCGAGCCCGACGATCGCCGAGGGCTTGCCATCGTGCCAGACAACGCGAGCGCGGCCGTTCGTGCCGAACGTCTGCATGATCTGAAGCGCCAGCAAAATCGGCGAGTTATGCGGCAGCAACCCGTATATCTCCTGCTGATCTGCAGGGCGAAGGCCGAGGCAGACATACGTCACGCTCGCCATGTCGAGTTCGGTCATCATCGCGGGTATCCGTGCCAAATCTTTTCGCGAACAGAGAGCCAATGCAGGAAGCGGCCCCAGCGGCTCGCGCGCGGGGGAACCTTCTCGCGCCAATAGCGGAAGCCGATGCGGCACACAGGGCAATGGTCGAGTGCAGGTGCATCGGAATTGCATGCCGGGCACCAGCCGTGGAACATGCGATATCGGCCACGGATCTTGCGCGGGAAGAGCATCATGCGAACGGATCCCAGGTTTGCTCCGACGGGCGGAACTGCGGTTCGGGCTGCTTGTTCGGTATTGGGTTCGGGTTCGCCGCGTTCATGTGGTGCGCGTAGCCGGGCTGCGAAGCGCCGAAGATATCGTAATCGCTGTGCGTCACGGCCTGCCGCGTCGGCGCCGGTTGCGTTCGAAGCTGCATGGCAAGCTCGCCAAATGCGTCGGCGAAATGCGAAGACCAATCGTGCTTCGGCGTTTTGCGGGGAGTGCGATTCTTTTCGTCGTAATCGACGTGATAGGAGCGCAGCGCTTCCAGGCCTTGCGCCACCAGGCGTTGATCAAAGACGCAGAGCGGCAGGAAGTTGCGAACCGCGTTGATGCGCTCACCGACGTCCCGCTGTGTTCCCGGATGGATCGGGCGCAGGCCGATGCCTTCGAGCGTCTCGCGCCGCGTGCGCGCGAACGTCAGTTCATGCTGCTCGACGTCGTGCGGCAGGTAATGAGCGGCGTAGACGTAGGGCCTTGCCAGCACGTCCCGCGCAATGTCGACCAACGCGCGGTTGCGCTGCTCATAGCAATCGATGATGCGGATTTCGCGCCCAACGATCTGCGCAAACCAAATCGCCGTCGCGTCGTCGTAACCGAGATCCCACGCGGTATAGACCGGATAGTTCGGATTATACGGAACGGCCGTGATGCGGCCGTCCTGCTCAAGCCGCGAAATGATGCGAGCGTAATAGGCACCGAAGATCGCGGCCGAGAAGCTGCAAAGGTATTCCTGGTTGTAAAGGTTCTCGCCGTCTTCCTCGCCATAAAGCGCGATCAGATCGCTCTTGATGCTTTCGAGCTGCTTTTCGCTGAAGACGTTCGTGTGCTGCACGCCCTGGAGTTCACCGTGCCAGCCCTCTTGCGTTTGGCTGGCCTGGTAGAACTTGTAACCGTGGTTTTTGCCGCGGGGCGTATAGACAAACGCAGCCCAGCCACCGTTTCTTTCCAGTACCGGCGCCAGAAAAGCCCAGGCCGAAGGGTTTGCCAGAGGCCATTCTGAAAGACAGACTCCGACCGGCGGGGAGCCGACGAGGGAGTTGTAATTGTCGGAGCCGACGACTTGCCACGTGCTGCCGCACTTGAAACGGATGAACATCTCGTTTTCGTTCGTGCTCGCGCGGATCGCTTCGGGGAACGCCTCGTCGATGCGGCGACGGCCCGTGTCTTCGTTGACCGCTTGCCAGATGGCTTTGCGCCCTTGCGCTGCTTCCGGCAGCAGGTGCCAGTACGTGCCCGTGCGCTCATGTGCTCCAATCCCTGTCCAGTTGAGCATCAATTCATCTTTGCCCCAACGCCGGTGACAGACGGCAACACCGCGTTTGCCTCCGCCGCTGAAGTATTCCCAGAACTTTTCCTGATAGACGCGCGGCTTCCAGTTGTTATGCGGAAGCGTGATCACCGCCGGCGCTCTGCCCTTCGGCGTGCGGCCCGTGCTTTTGACAGCGGTTTTCGTGATCTTTGTCACCGAGACGCCGCCCCAAGAAAGTTCTCCGGTTTGCCAGCAATGCGCGACGTCCACTCGTGCCGATCGTTTCGCAACCTCGCAATCATCGGCGGATAGACCCACCGGCCGTTCTCATCGAGGGTGACAGCCATGTCGCCAGCGCGTCGGCGGTAGTGTTCGCCGAGAAGCCTTACCGCGCACATCGACGGCAACTCGGAGCGCGCGACGCATTCTCCGCGATTGGAGGTTCGCGAGACGTCGGCGAAAGCGATATAACCGCGAATGCGGCCCCGGTTTCGCTGGCGCAAATAGCCGATGACCACGCCGCGATCGTCGCGTACGATATCCACCCGCGTCGTGGTCATGCCGCCCTCCGAACATCGCTGAAGCGGGAGTGTTCCTCATCGAGAAGCGCGCGAAGCCGCGAGATATCGCTGCTTTCGACGTACCAGCCGGCGGCGTATTCGCTTCTGATCTGGATCGAGAACGGCGCCAGGATGCGCCGCAGTTCCATCACGTGATGACGGACCCGCGCATCCGCCGACACCGGCCCGCCGTTCGGATCGTCGCCGTAGAAGGCCGCGATCAGTTCCGCTGTCGGCACATGCCGCCCTTCGAGCAGCAGCCTGCCCAGCGTGCGTTTCGCTGACGTCAGCCGCGGAAGCATCATGCTGCCTCCTTGCGGTGCGGGTTCTTGCTGATGTTGATCGTCAGATTGCCGGTGATCTCGGCGTCGACCTTGTCGCGCCATTCCGCCGGCTTGCGGTTCTTGAGCCAGAAGATACACGCTGCCGTTTCCGGTGCGGCCTTTTCCCGATATGGCGCCTCGATTATCGATCCTTCATGCTGAAAGATCTTTACGGCGTCGTATTCGTAGCCAATTGCGCGCTGATATAAACTCCGCTCGACTCTCGCGTCGGCTTCCACGCGCGAGAGTTTTATGGCGCTCGAAAAGCTCGGATAAGTCACTTGCCAGAGCCAAAGCGTCGATGTCGATATCTCGAAGAATTTCGACAAATCCGCATCGGTCGCGCCCAATTTGCAGAGCTTCGCGGCCTGCTTCGCGAATTCGGTCTTGTATTTCGTCGGGCGCCCAATCTTTTTCCCAGCTTCCGGCGGATCAAGTGGGGTGTGCTCTTCGGCGGCCTTTGTCGCCTCGATGTCTTCCTCGCTGGCGCCGCGCAAGCGCTTTTCCGCGCGATCAGCCGCAGCTTTCACACTGGCCTTGACGGGTCTGCGCGGGCGTCGCGCCATCGGAAAGTCTCCCCCTGAGTTCCCCTTGTAGGGACGGCAGACGGCGTAGCCCCCACCGCCTGACGTCCCCCCACCCAAGGAGAGCGCCTATACAGCGCTATTCAGCCTTGTTTGATTTGCTTCGGAGAAATCAATAAATATCCAATTTTATTCCAACACATTTGCCCGATTAGGCCGCCCTGCGCACCACGTTAGCCGCCGCACGGCGTCGAGCCATATTCGCGACCAGGGCCACTTTCTGGCTCAAATCGAAATCCACTTCCTTGAGTTTTTTGATTTTGCGATTTGCCCACCAGACCGATTGCTGATCACGTTTCATTACGCGCCCAATTCGGCGGAGCGTCATTTCGAATTCGGCTATTGCGACGTGCATCGCGACATGGCGCGCAAAGGCCACCGACGGCGCGCGGGACTTCCCGACCATCAAATCCATCGGCACGCGGAAGACTTCGCCGGCGGCGGCGCGGACGTCAGCAACGCGAACGCGCGGCGGCCGTGATGGTACCGAAAGCGGTTTCGTTACCGTCTGTCGCGGGCCGCAGTTCTGCGCCCACCATTCCGGGGTAAACGGTTCCGCCGTGACGTGCTTCGGGCAAAGGCCCGTCGTAAACTCGTCGTTGCGGCGCTTGCCCTTGATGGTCCGGCATTCGTCGTGAAGGTTGAGCACGGCGCGGCGCCGGCGCACCGACCGCTCGGAAATCCCGAGTTTGTCGGCGATATCGCCCGCAATCCATTTTGCCTTCGTCAGTTCGATGATGTCCGCGTCGAAGCGGTCGCCGATCACAAAGCGTTTCATGCGACAGTACCCTCCCCAGACGGAGGGCATTCGCTCTGGGTGTGCAGGTAACCCTCCGCTCGCGCCTCGCAGGCGACGTCATCGCGGCCGATATCTTCGAGGTATCGGATCCACGTCTCCCAAGTCGGATCGCTCTTGCGGATCGTGAAGGATGCCCGACGGGAGGGGGGCGAGGGTTGCGGCTGGGGCGATCGGGCAGGCCCGACCGATGCCAGAATTGCGCGCGCCGAAATCAGCCGCGCATTCGGTGTTGGAAGATCGATAGGTGCATCGGCACCTTCCGATTGCAAACCCGCCTTCACTTCACTTCGAACGCCGACGTCGTCCGTAATTGATCTTTGATCTAACGCGCGCGCGTTCTTTGTAATGGGGGTTGTCCAATCAGGCTGGACAATGTTGTCCAATCTGTCTGGACAACCCTTTTCGGGGGGTTGTCCAATCTGCTTAGACAACCCCGACGGGTTGTCCAATCTGTCTGGACAACCCCCATCTCCTTTTGCTGGCGCGTCAATACGAATTCTGTAATGGCAGTAAGGAGATCGCGTCTGTTGTTTGGTGCGCTTTTCGACATAGCCCCACTGCACCAATTCATCGAGACGCGGATTGACCGTCGATCGCGCCATTCCGATCCCATCTGCAATGTCTTTTTGACCGCAGATGCACCAGCTCCGCTGCGTATTCACGCGACCGAGAAGAATGAGAATTCGGAAGTGCGGTTCTTTGATCCGTCTGTCGCGCGCTGCGCGCGGCGGCACGATCGAATAGCGGGCGTCATCCCATTCTTCGAGATGCTGGAGTTTCGCGCGCTGCATGCGCGGCGCTTGTGGTTTCCTCTTGGCCGGCTTTCGCACGGTCGCCCCCAAATTATTCAGGAGCGATTCTTGACCCCCAGCGCGAACGCGCGTAGGTACAAGAAGCGTCCCGGTTGATCCCCGACGCTCGAAAACCAGCCGTGGTGGCTGGGTCATTCACACCGATCCCCGCGAAGGATCCTGATATTTTCGACCCGCTTCGAGCCTGCCAGCTCCGAGCGGGTCTTTCATTTCGATCCAGAAAAAAGGATCGCGCCGGATATCGGCGACGATCCAGTTCTGGGGACTAGGAAACGCCCGTGCCGGTCGCCCCAGCGCCACGGCGAACGGGAGCGGTCGGCGTCAATTCCTGTTGCTTTCTGAACGTTTTGGCCTTGATACCGGCGAGCATTTCGTATGAGACGGGAATCCCGCGCTTCTGTGCCGCCGGTACCAGCGTGGCCCAGCGCCGAGAACTCACAGAGTCACGGTGATACATGACCTGCGCATTCACGTCGGTGACGCCCATGTCGGCGACGAAGTCCTTACGGCTCGGCCAAGCGTCGATGATTTCCCGAAACGAGTTCATGCTGTGGACAATACCAAACGTGTTGCAAAAATCAATACGAAACGTATTGACGATACAGCTAGGGTTGAGGCATGACTGACTCACCCGCTGACATGCTACGCAAAGCTCGGATTGAACGAGGGTTCAAAAAGGCCGTCGATGCTGCGCAGCACTTTGGCTGGAACGTGAGCACCTATCGCAGCAACGAAAACGGCTCTCGGCCGATAACGAAAACACAGGCCGTGAAGTACGCGCAGGAGTACGGGCTCAATGTCGGAGCCCTTCTCAATCTGAACGGAGTAGATAAAACTGAGGGCAACACTGAGCATATCTTTGTGGGCGGGGAAGCGGCAATGGGAGTGTGGCGCGAGGTTGGGCTGAGAAACGATAAGGTTCAGCGTTTGGCGGTACCCAAGGGCAAGAAGAAAACCCCGGCCCGCAAAGGCGTTCCGGTCACCGACGAGAGCGTCAACCTCGCCATCGGTATGGGTGAGACCGCGATCTATGTCGAATGGGATGTCGATGCAGACCAGCTCGTGCCGGGCATGCTTGTCTATGTCGAGCGAACCCGCGGGGATCTCTTTGAGCGCTCCATCCGCAGGGTGGAACTGATCGGAGATCACAAATTCCGGCTCACACCCTTCTCGAACGTCCCCAAATATGTTGAGGCCGTGAGTTATCCACCGAAATCCGGTGAAACAATTTTACTTATCGGCAAGGTGATCGGGAAATACGTCGAATTCGACTAAGGAGCTGTCCGCCTTTCCCGGCGTTCCTGCTCTCTTCGAAGTCGTTGCTTCTCAAGATCTTCAGCCCGCGCATTATCACGGAATTTATTGAACAAGCTCCGCTGATAGAGCCCTGCCGCGACGAGGCTCAGCCCGATCGCACAAAGCATTCCAGCCTCGAACGGGCCCATATCCCGCACCGCTGCCGGTGCCCAGTTCCAGGCGGCGCCGACGATGGCGGATGCCGCCCCAATACACATCAGTATCAGCCCATCATCGGGCGTCCGTCTCTGATCCATCTGTGATTCCCTCCCCGGTCGAGATCCTACGACTGTTGCGATCGATCGCAAAATCACCCTGTGCAAACTTTTTTCTAAATTCGATACGAAACGTATTGCTTTGTCCGAAACAATACAATATGTATTGTGTAAGAGACTGATTTGGACGCGCTTGAGCGCCAACGGACAAAGCCAATGACGAGTTCTGAAGAAGCCTACGAGATGTGCCAGGGACGGCGCGATGCCATCGCTGGTGTGCCGTGCCAGGAGTATTGGAGCTTCCCGCGGAAGCAGGCCTGGTTCTGGTGCAACCTCTACCGCATCCTTCGGCAAAGTGGGGCGGGAGCGAATGATGATCAGCCATCGTTCGTTTCTGCCCCCAGGAGGGCCGCATAATGGCTCACCTGACGCGAAGCGAAAAACTCTACCTGGCCGCCGCTGCCAAGGCCGAACTGCTCTACCTCCCCTGGGCCTTCGAACGTGACGGGGCGTGCTTCAAGGTTGTTCGGTCCCTGATCGAGCGCGGGTTGCTTGATCACATCCAGAAGCCGATGGGCGTTTTCCTGATCACGTCACCGACGGGATTGGATGCTTTGGCTGGGAGGGTGGCATGACCTTCTGGCTGTCTTTATTGGCGATCATCGCCTTCTACGGCTTCATCCTCATCCTCATATGGGACGAGGCGTTTCCCCGCGAAACTGCGGAGGCCAAAGCGGCGCGGCTACGGCGCGAGCAAGAACACGATCAAAGGATGGAACACGCCTACGCTCGGCGGAAGGCGCGGCGGGAGGCTTGGGAACAATGAGCCCCGCCCTTCAAGTCGAACCCGGTGACTACGACAATGCTGAAGATCCGCGCAACCGGCTGCTCGACGGCTTCGAAGCTGCCTTGGAAGCGATGCTTGCCACGGCCGAGGCCAACGACTGCAAGTTCCAATTCCTGCAGCGGCTGGCGCGGCACTGCCCGCAGCCGGCGCCCGAGCCGACGGTGGCGACCGTTCAACCCGATGCCAACGCCGAACTCGAGCTGACGATCGTTATCGGTGCCTTCACCCGCCTGATGCGCCGCGATCTTTCCGGCGTCGAGCACAAGGTTGTCGCTCAAATGAAAGAGCGCGCCTCTGCCGAACTTCAGGCCCTCAAGCTCGCGAGGGGTGCCTGATGCCCGAGGTTCCCTACGCCGCCCAATGGATGCGAGGCGTCGGCGCCATGCTGCTGCGCAACGCTTTGATGCTTGAGGCTGAGTTTGGTACCGCCGGCATCATCCCACCCGATCAGGCCGCCAAGGCCGAGAAACTGATCGAAGCCTGCAAGGACGTGTTGCGCGCTGAAAGCGCCTGGCACGGCTCCGCCATGGCTGACATTCTGCTGGGGAAGACCGACTGATGTGCACCGATGCTCTGAAGGACTATCATGATCGGCTCCGCGAGGACTTGAACCGCGACCCGGTCGACTGGAACCCCGATGTGCCGGCGAGCGAGATCGAAGAGGCGCAGCCGCGTCCCGACTTCGAAGTTCGCCTGGAGTGCATCCTGAACGACATCCGCGTGATGCTCGTCTCCAAGAACACCGCTTACGGGAATTCGGCGCTCGACCCCGTCCGCATCTTCTCCACCACCAACCCTGTCGAACAGATCAAGGTTCGCATCGACGACAAGCTGTCCCGCCTCGTGCGCGGGTCTGCTGCTGGGGAAGACGTGGCGACCGATCTCATCGGCTACCTCATCCTTCTTCGTATGGCGCAGGACATCGAGATGGAGAAGCGCCGTGGCTAAGCGCGACTATATCCGTCTCAAGGTCCAGCTCGCCGCGGCACTCTGCCAGATTGCAGATATCCCATACGAGGACGCCAAGGCCATGACGCCGGATCAGGTCATCAGCCTGTTTCATCTTGATCACGGCATCTATCACACATGGGACGGCCCCGACGAACATTGGAACCTTCGCTGGCGTCCGATCTTGGAGCACCGGGCGAAGACCGCGAAGGTCGACGCACCCGCCATCGCCAAGGGTCGGCGCATCACCGCAGCGAACGAAGAATTCCGCCAACGTATTCTCGCCAAGACCTTCGGAACGCCAGAGCCGAAACCGCGCAAGCAAAAGCGCCAGTGGCCGAGCCGCCCATTCCCGAACCGCAAGGCGATCGAGCGGAGGGCGCGCGTATGAGCGGCACCGTTTCACTGCTTCGCGCTGTCGAACTCGGCCGTGAAATGCGGATCAAGCAGGAGGCCTATTTCCGTCTGCGGACCCGCGAAAGCCTGATCGCCGCCAAACAGGCAGAACGCACGTTCGATCGCGTTGCGGGTGAGGCGTTGCGGGTGCACGACGAAGAACAGCAGGCCACCCGATGAGCGCGCGCATGGTCCTGACAATGGTCCTGATCTCGGCGGCGGTGGGCCTCTTCGAGATTATCGCGATCGGCTACTGGCTCAACACCTATGGAGGCGGCCTGTGATCATCAGCGCATTCGCATCGATCCTGAAATTCTCCGGAGTGTGGCTGCTGCTCGTCGCTTGCGCGGGGATGAGCCGAGCATCGCAGGCGCAGGTACCAACACATCATTTGTAATTCACCGCGTGCCGGCGCCTCGCGGATTTTCTGGGGCCGAGGGAAACTGAAATGGTCAATCATCCGAACAGAAACAAGAACGGAAAAGAGCGTGCAGTTCTCGTGACGACCGCGCATCGCGGTGTGTTCTTTGGCTACGCCGAAGAAACCGCCGGACAGACGATCAAACTGCGCGCCGCCCGCAATTGCCTCTATTGGCCGTCCGAGAACAAAGGCTTCATTGGGCTCGCGTCGATCGGGCCTTTGAAATCAGCCCGGGTCGGTCCCAGCGCCGACATCGAACTTCGCGACATCACCTGTGTCGCTGAATGTTCAGAGGATGCTGTGAAGGCGTGGGAAAGCGCTCCCTGGTCGCGGTGAGGTAATCCGATGACAACCGCGACCATCTTGAGGGGCGAAGCCCCGAAAGGCTACGGCTACGGCTACGGCTACGGCTACGGCTACGGCTACGGCTACGGCGACGGCGACGGCTACGGCGACGGCTCCGGCTACGGCGTAGCC